AGTGCTGAGCTACTGTGATCAGAACATAAAAGGATCAGTGCAGGCGGGCCTTATGAAATCATTCTTCTTGAAACGTCTCGCCACGATGAGAAACGGTAAGATGTATAAACCATGGATGCGCCTGCAACTCGGGGATGTCATAAACTGGGAACACAGGAACGCCATTATCATCAACGGAGACGTTTACAACCTAATCAACATTGACAATTACAAACCGTTAACTGATGACAGTTGTGAGTGTACTTTCTGGAAGGTGACCAACCCGACGCAAGCCGATGTTGATAACAGCTTCCCATCATCGAGCAGTATACTTACTTCACCAACGATATTGGCGCAGTACGATTTGAAGTATGCACAGTTACTATTATTCATGACCGACATGCCGGAAATCTAAAAATTATTTTATGCCAGACAATCAGATTACCAAGATATATGAACTTAAAACCGTTGGTGGACAGGAAACTTATAACCAACTGGATCGCATAAATGCGATGTTCAAGGAAATGGCTAAGAACAAAGCCTCACTCGGAACTATCAATATTACCAACAATATCGACAGCTCGGCTTTTGATAAATTGATTGCCAGCAATAAGGAGTTGATCGTCGGAATGAAAACGCTCACCGGTGAAATGGGTAAGCTGGGGCAGGTTGGCCAACAAATGACAACGGCACTCACGGCAGCTATGGGAAAAACCAATATGGCTGCCATGGATAATATCGTTGGATTTTCAAAGCTTACAGCAGCTATCGATGTAAATGGCAGAACCATTATAGACTATAATCGCTCACTTGCACAGTTGGGTGAACGTTTATCTGCGTTGAAACAGTTATCTACTGCTACGAGCCAATCATTGAAAATACTTGGGGATGAATACCGGGAAAACGCCATCAGTGAACAGACATACACGGCAGAGAGTGCCAGGTTAACTACAGAGCTTCAACAAACAAAAACACAGATCACGGAAGTATCGGCTGCAATGACAGCTTTGAACAAAGTTTATAATCCCGGATTGTTGGAAGAGGAAAACGCGGAATTAGCAATGAACCGGGCTCAGCTCCAGAGACGCACACAAATGCTAAAGGCTGAAGCGGTGGCCAATGATGCAATGGCTGGTAGTGTTCGCGGTGCACGTGCTGAAATTGCTTTGCTGAATCGTGAGCAGGAAGATCTGGTCGTAGTTAGAAAGGAAGGCGTAACTATCAGCGATGAAGAAATTGCAGCAAACATAAGGCGCCGGGATGCCATCATAGCTGAAAAGGACGCGCTACATGCATTCGTTTTAGAAAATGCCGATTCCAATCTTGCCCGTGTATTGAATATCGGTAATTATCCGAAACTGTCTGAGGAATATGATAAGTTGAAAGTCAAAATGGAGGAGGTCACAGCTGCAGGTGGCGCTCAAACTGAAGAGTTTAAAGCGATGGAAGCTGAAGCGCTGAGGCTTGCGGAAGCAATAAAAGCGGCGAGCAGTACAGGTGGCGGATCATCTTTCGTTAACACAACTACAACGTCATCACAGCTTTCCCAGCTCAAAGTTAATATGCAGGGATTGGTTGAGGCCGGTAAACAAGATAGCGCCGAATTCAGGGAGATGCAGCTTGAAGCACAAAGATTGACAGCAGTACTCCAGGAAACCAATATTGCTATTAAGGGTGCTACAACCGTAGGAGATAAGTTTAGTTCCATAGTGGAGCGTATGGGGTTAAGGATGATCGCTAACCTGATAATATTCCAGGCAGCAATAGAGGTCGGTCAGAAAATATGGGAGGCATGGACCAAAGATGCAAAAGCAGCTGAAGAGCTGGCAAACAAGATCAGGGAACTTGATGTTGAAATGGGTTCATCTGCAGTGAAGGAAAATGCACATGCGCAAGTTTTATTATCAATTGCTCAGGATTCAAAAGAAGCAATGAACATTAGGATCCGTGCGGTTAATGAACTACAGCAAACTTATCCTGATTATTTGGGTAACCTTTCACAGGAGGCATTACTTACCGGTAACGTGGCCACAGAAATGGAGCGACTGAACCAGGCGCTTATGAATAAAGCATTGATGGAAGCTGCAGAGCAAAAAATACAGGAATACGCCAAGCAATATCTGAAAATGCAGGAAGATCTTCTTTCTGTTGAAAGCAGGCGTACTGCACTTGCTGGCGATCCATTATCACCAGCTACACCGGCATCAATGCAAATGATCAGGCAGGGTGATGAGCATATTGCCAAGATCAAAGAACAGATGGAAGCCGTTAAGCAGCAGATGAATAACTATCTGAACATGGCTAAAGACTTCGCATCCAAAGCAGCGGGGTTGGTAGTTGCTCCGGGAAAGAAGCCAGGATCTAAAGAGCACGACTATACAAAAGCTGAACTAGATGCAGAGAAAAAGCTGAACGATGAAATATTCAAACTGCTTGAGAACCGCCTCACCTATGAAATGAATGAGCAAAGGGAAGTATTTGAAAACAGTTCCCGGACTCTGCAGCAGCGTTTATCCGCATACTCTATCTATGCCCAGGATATGAAGCATTTAATACAGCTTCAGTCTCAGGCGGAAATAAATGATGTTCAAAGCAAGCTCAACAAAATAAGTGAGATTGAAACAGCAGTAAGTAACAAAAAGGCTGGCGGAAACTACGATCACTCATTTTTTGATAAAGGCGGCAATTTACGATCGGAAGAAAACAATCTACTGCTAAATAAAGATGCACTGACGAAGCAGTTGGATGTTGTTTTGTCTTCACTGGGTCTAAAGATGCAGCAGGCTAACACAACAATCAATAGGGATATTGCAAGCATTACAAGTTCCGGTGTCAATAAGATGTTACAGGAAATAAGTAACGATGCTTCTCGGGTGATAAATGAGATTGAAGCAAAAGCGAATGCGGCCCGGGGTAGAATATATGGAAGTAAAGAGAGCGACAAACTTAAGGATAAGCACGTACTGAAAATAGGTGACCAGGAAAGTGTTTCTAAGGACAGGGCCAATATAGACGAAAATCAGAAGCAGCAGGCGGCACTTGAGTTAATGATTAAAGAAGAGTCAGCGCAGGCCAAGCATAACTCGGCCATGGAGCAGCTGGAGAATCAACACATTGAAAAACTTCAGGAGTTACGGAAACGAGCAACCGAACTTCAAACACAGTTGCAGACTGACGCACACAAGCAATCGCAGGATAATGAGGCTGATAATAAAATATTCCTCAATACAATGAAGGATGAGTCTATTACAGCCTTCAATGAAATCGGCACCGCTTATGTTCAGATGCTTGCCCAACAGGATGCTATAAATGAAAAGCATGCGCAGACACAGCTGGAGTGGACGAAAAAATTAATGGATTCGCAAGTCCAGAGCAATCAGCAAATGCAGACGGAAGAAAAGGAGGCGTATATCCAGGAACAGGCTTTGGATCGTCAAAAGATGATGGAGCAGCGCCGGTTGGCTGAGGCTCAAATGGCTATTGATTATGCTACGGCTGTTATGAAAATAGTTGCTGCAAATGCTGACGACTTCGAAATTGCGGGTGCTATAGAGATTGCGGGGATCAGTGCGGTATATGCTGCAAAGTTAGCCATGATGCAGTCGGTACAGTATGGGCAGGGCGGTGATGTACCATCAAATGGTGGTGTATTCGGAGGCAAGTCGCACAGCCGTGGTGGAACTCCGTTTCTTTTCTCCGGGGGCAGGTTTGAAGCAGAAGCCGGTGAACTTGCTATTATCAATAAAAAATCTGCCGGCAGTAATACCAATATGACCGTTACCGGTACGCCCAAGCAAATTGCATCGGCTGTTAATGCTCATGGCGGCGGTTACAACTTCGCACCAGGTGCTAAAATGTACAAGTTCGAATATGGTGGATCTCTCGGAGGAAATATTACTCCTCCGTCTTTTGTTTCTGATTACTACACTCATCAGGCCAGCTCGAACGGTAACAATACGGCACTTTTGGAAAGGCTGGCAGCAAATCATGACGTACTTATGAAACATGTGCAGGCTACGAATGATAGAATTGATAGAATGAAAGTTTCGCTAGATCACAGGGAAGTATCGAAAGCCCAAGACGCGTACAAAAAACGAGTACAGATAAATAAACTTTAATGGCAATATCTAAAGACAAGTTAAAGGAACTGGATAAAAAGCTGATAGACATCGCGCTTGTGGACTTCGAAAAATTCTGCAAAATAGCCCGCGTGGATAAGGTACAGGCCTACGTTTGCATAGAAAGAGCCAACGGCAAAAGCTATGCCCAAATAGCTACTGTTTTGGATATAAAACGTGAGTCTGTATTCGACAGAGCAAAAAAGTGTGAATGTGAAAGTGTTAAATAGCCCCCTAACACTTTAAATCAAATTGATTCGTTATAAATCAAAATGATTAGACATTTGGTGCATGAAGCTGCCAGTGTTTAATATTTCCTCAATTAAGAACCAGTCCAATGATGACGTTCTCGATGTTTTCATAGAGGGTGATATTGTAGATGCCGCAACACAGGAGATTTACAGGGATTGGTTCGGCGATGATACCAGCGTTTCTTTCAAGTCGCTTCGTGAGTCAATGAATTCTACCGATGCTAAACGCATTAACATTTACATTAACGCAGGCGGTGGTATGATGGCAGATGCGTTTGCCATGCATGATTTCATTACCGATGGAATATCCAATGGTAAAAACTGGCATACATACGGGACGGGAATCGTTGCCAGTGCTGCTACTTATCCGCTTATTTCTCCTTTGCGTGCCGGCAAGCCGGAAAATATGCATCTCAGCGAAAACTGTTTTGTAATGATCCATAATGCATCGGGTGGTGTTTATGGATCAGTTGAGGAGATTGAGTCTTATGCCAACTCTATTCGCAAGTTCAATAATGCTGCACGTGACCTATACGCGAACTGTTTTAGTAAGCCTAAGGAAACAATTTCAACATGGATGAACGCCGAAACTTGGTGGCAGCCTTCCGATATGGCTAAGCTCGGTATCATTCCCGAGGACTGTATCGGCGGGCCGGATAACGCTATTAAGAATGCTATTCGTGCCGATAAATGGTTTTTTCAAAATAAAGCCATCCTCAACACAATCAACAATTCAATCAAGTCTCCTAAAAATAAATCAGATATGAAGCTGAAAAAAATTGGCGAAACAGTTGCCAACTCCGTAAAAGAAGCGTTAAAGAACGCAGGCCTTATAAAGGACGACAAAGTAGGGACCATAAACCTTGCTGATTTTGAAACCGCCCTCACAAATGGCATCAATACCTCGATTGAGGAATTGGAAAGTGAGATCACTACGGGCATTACCAACGGTATTGCAGAAGGCCTCAAAGGAGATGCTTTCACAACTGCAGTAAACAATGCGGTTAAGGAAGCGATGAAGACCGTTCCCACCAATATCACAGAAGCTATTACTAATTCGACAAAGGATCTGGTTAATAAAACAGATCTGGAGAAGTTGAAAAACGATGTTGCTGACAAGCTTGGTACGTCTAGTATACGCAAAACTAAAAACGGCGCCGGTAAAAATGAAGCTGATAAGGAAGACATCGCAGACACAGAAGGCATCACCTGGAACATTCACCAAGACTAATATTTTTTACTCAAAATAAAAACGCAAAATCATGAATGCGATAAAAAATACGGGCTTTTTAAACCTCTTCGCAATAACATCAGCAAGTGGTTTCACCCCATCAGTAGGATATGTTTACAATCCTTCCGCTAAGACGATTGTCGTAACAGACAATACGACATATCCTGGCGGGGATGGCTTGCGCTTGGTGCATGTGCATATTACTGACTCGCAAGGCGGTCAGCTTTACCAGGCTATTACAACTACTGGCTCCGGCGGCGCTATCACATTTGATACATCAAGCCTGAATCCAATTGAAGGTTATACAATCACTACTACGGTCGTATCAACAAACGGCTTACTCGGTGACCTGAGCGCTTACAGCGTAGGCTCTACATCGCCTGCCACTGGCAATTTGTATTACGTAAACCAGCAAAACGGATAATCACCTAAAAATCATTTACAACTCTTTAAATACACAGCAATGGTAAAAATGGAGAATTTAGTACTTAACCCGGGCGCATTCTACAAGCTCATTATGCAACCGGCATTTGCCGATCTGACACCCGACTACAACGGGGCATACACCGGCATGTTTGAGGACTTCACAATATTCCCCGAGGTCAGCCTCGCGCGCGGTCAGCGTATGATAGATGTATTCACCAATACTTCTGTCCTCCAGCGTAAGGATCGCTCGTGTAAAACAAACTGGACACAGATAGGCACCTCAGATAACCGTCTTTTGACTGTTGCAGAACTGTACGGCGCTACTTCTCAGTGCTTTGAGGAATTCTACGCCGGTGACTTCAGGGATTTCCGCAGCACAGCGCCTGAGTTCCTGGAATTCATCGTAAACAGGTTCAAAAAGATCATCTGGAAAGATATCATGACGAACTCCTATTTCGGTGATGTTAACCGTCAGGATGATGATGTCGCAGATCCTATCATAGGCCCTGTGAGCTGGAATAAGTACGATGGTGTGTTCAAAAAGATGGCGAACTATATCAACCTAGGCACTATCCCGGCTACACAGTCAACAGCTCTGGCTGCTCTGCCATCAGGTGAAATGGATCCTACAACGGCCTACAATTCTCTGAAGGCGATGTTTGACGCTCAGAACGATATAATGCTTGGTATGGAAGATCTCGACCTCGCATATTATATCGATTATAAATGGGCACATGCCTATGCTCGTTACCTGACAGCAGCTGGTGTTGAAACAGTAAAAGCCATAGACTATATACAGAACGGTGTTCCTGTGTTAAGTTTTGAAGGCATACCAATATTCGTTAACCGCGCATGGAACCCAATCCTGCGTAAGCTGAATAAAATTTCCGGTACGCCAACTGAAGCGCATGCAGGTGTGCTTACAATCCGCAAGAACTTCTGTTTCGGTACAGATAAGAGCTACGG